TTAACTCAATAACCAGACCAATATCACGATGATGGCGGTCAGCAATATCCACAGGCTGGGGCGCATGGCCATTTCTTGCATCGTGTTAATGAATGGCGTAAAGGGATTGAGCAACGGTTGAATATCTCGCGGTTCAATCCCATTCACCCGCCGTTGATAAAGCTGGTTGAGGATATCCTCGGCCTGTGCGGAAGTCAGGGCTGATTGCTGAGAAAGGCCATATTTTTGCTCAACATAGCTCGATAATACTGTCAACTCGCTGGCATCCAGTGGCTGTTTTAGCGCCATCTGAAGCGACTCCAGCGTCGGTGTATTTTGCTGACTTAACACCTGGCGTGCCTGCAACCAGGTAACCAGGTGGGTAAACATTTTGGCCGGGATCAACTCACCATTTTTTACCCCAGAAAGTTCCAGCATAGATTGCCAAATCTGCTTGCTGGGTTCTCCTGTTGCCGCCGCGAGTTTAGTCACCAGTTGCTTAAGCGTATTGTGTTCTGCCGGTAGCAAAGGGCGATCGGTCGCCTGGCGCTGTTGCGGCTGCGGGATAACCATCTTCCCTTCCTGTAACAGCGTCAGGACGGTTTTTAATTGCTCCGGTGAGAGTTGATTCAGCGGCGTCTGACCAAAGTTATGACGAATGTAATCTGTGACCGCCTGACGATTATTCCCCAGCCGTAAGTACTCGCTCAATTGCGCCAAAAGCTGGCGGACAGAATGGCTTTCTTGCGCGGCCAGTAAACGTTGTGCAAGGTTTTGTTCTGCGGCGGGGAAATTGCGTGAAAGTAACGGTGAATCGCCCGGCAGACCGATGTCGTGCTTTATACCGGCCCACAATTCCGCTCTCTGCTGTTGCGTCAGCGAAGTCACTTTGGTTATCAAACTTTCCAGCACTGTACGTTGCAAGCTGGATAAAGGCTGATTGCCTGCGCCAGACGACAGTTTATCCCCCTGACCCGGTGGTTGCCCAGGAGGGGCGGAAATTGGTTGTATCATTACGTATCCTTATACCTGAAATCATCGCAAGTATGCCTGGCCGCGAGATTATGGCACACTTGTCCGGTTAACTCTCGTTCTCATACAGGTACCACAAACGTGAAAATCCTTGTTGATGAAAAAAACAAAGATTTAATTTATTGATATAAAAGGATTTGTATCAGCGTATGTCCACGCAGTGACCACATTTTCGAGAGGTAGAGTAAGCCCGCAACATTGCGGGCTTTGTCTTATGGTTCGATCGCCGTTTTGAGCCGTTGTGTTGCTACATCAAAATAATGATCACTGGTTTCTATACCAATAAATTTGCGTCCTGCTTTCAGTGCAGCCACACCCGTTGTCCCTGACCCCATAAAAGGATCAAGGACTGTTCCGCCACTATTCACAGTCCTGACCAGTTCCGCCATTAGTTCTTCTGGTTTTCCGGTCGGGTGCATTTTCTTTGACGGGATAACCGGGAACGTCATGCAGCCGTCGAACGGTCCCGAAGGCGATTTATCTAAATGGCCTTTGCTGCCCCAGACGATGTATTCGCACTGATGCCGGAAATATCCGGTATGTGGTGTTCGTGACCCCCTCCCTTTGTTCCACGCAATAATGCCGCGCCATGTAAAGCCACTGGCCTGAAACGCATCGGTTAAAGCTGGTAGTTGTCGCCAGTCAGTAAATACCAAGGCATAACCGCCCGGCCTGACTGCGCGGTGTGCCTGTGCCATCCATAATTGTGTCCAGTAAGCCCACGAACGGGCGTCCATGTTTTCACCCGCGAACCCATCAAAGCGGTGAAGGTTCTCGCCGTTCAGATATTTTGCATGGCTGCCCTGGTTGGTGCGTCCGGCCTTGTGTGTCGCGCCCGAACTGTAAGGCGGGTCAGTGATTAAGGCATCAATGCTTTCTGGCTCAATCAGCGGCAATATTTCCAGCGCATTCCCACGACAGAGCGTGGCATTGTCAGTCTGATAAACCTTAGTGTGTTCCGGTGTATGTGCTGGTTGGTGCTGGATTGCGATCCCCACGGTCATAACTCCTCATGTGTGTGGGGTGCTCGATGGCTCTCGTTATCTGGTTAAGTGTTTTGCAGCGCGGACATTTTATTTCAATGTAGTGAAATGAGGCGCGGGCAAGTAGTTTGTTGCAATTTTTGCATCGTACATTTTGCGTCATTTGCGGCACCTCTTGTGTGGTTACTGCTGTCGATATGATAACAAATCGATCGTTTTTATCGATCGGATTTATTGCATCGATCTGTTATGCCTATTGCTTATGTATGGTGCCCTCATTTGTGAGGGTAGCAAAAAGAAAACCCGCAGTTTTTACGCTGCGGGTTTGTTGTTCATGTCTGTGAGATAGGGTGCCGTTTCGACCAACCTTAGCAACCGATTGACGGGGGATTACTCCCCCGTCGCGGTTATCTTACTTATTACATAGTAAGAATGCCGCAATTTCCGTGCCAGCAAACCTGAATCGTAACTCGCACGGTGATGTGTGGAGGATCCAGATTATCGCTACCGCAGTTATGCAAAGTAACAGGGTTTTTAACGGAATTTGCGTCATAACGCTTGTCTCCTGAGAGGAGAGGCGCTAACCTTCTACTTGCGAAGGTAAGAAGTGTTAGGGCCTCGGTTAAACAAAAATGTTTTCCGGGGCCTTTCCACATCTGGCCTTCGGGTATTCCCTCCGACCATCAGCCGAAAGGCACCCGCGCGTAATCTATCGCTTTTTTGTTACTCCGGCAATTCTGCCTGTTAATTCTGAGATAAAGGCAAACTCATCTGATTGTTTCCCCTGTGTGAGGCTGGCAGCTCATGCCACGGGATACCTTCTGATGAGTGAACGCCGGAGGCGTGTTTCGATGTGAATTTATGGAAAGCTTCCAGTGTTGAGAAGCATACGCCGCATTCCAGGTTGTTACACTGGTAATACTTTTGCCGCACGGTGTTTGAATCATTTTCCGGACGACTGGTGCGGATACGGGCAGATGCGCCACAAAGCGGACAACGGAACATAGCGACCTCCCTTAACGTGGTGCTGTCGCTATTCTAAGTTCCTCACTCTGTTTCCGCTATCCATTCCGGGATTTTTGCCTCAAGCTCAAGCTGTGTGGTAAAGCCGCTGTTATCAATGGTGTGCTCGGCTTTTGCAATAATCCAGTCCTGATTATCAATCTCGCTTTTAAATCCTGTTACCGTGCCATGCATTTCGGGGTAGAGTTCTGCGCGTCCACGTGCCAGTGTGATGGAGAATGATGCGGCTCCGCGTTGTAACTGCTGCCACTTTGCCGCCGCTGCGCGTCTTGCTGCCTGCTCGTTCTGATAAGTCTTGCGTAACACAAACACATTGCCTTCCGCGCCTTCCATATAATCACCTTCACGGCTGCTGCTTTTCTCCTTTTTGGGTTTTGGCGGTTTGCGGCGTTTCACGCTGACTTTTTTCTTTTTCCCGTAATTAAGATCAAGCCAGTAGGCGCGTACCCCCGTATACGCCTCGCGGTCAGCAATACGGAACTGATGGCGATCGCCGCTGCTGCGTGTAATGGCGAACGAGGGCAACGGCTGGCCCTGTGCGTTCACGCCACCACCTGGCATGATGAATAACAGATTGCCGCTTTTTACCGTGGTGATTGCGCCCAGCATTTCCGCCATGCGCGTAAGGAAGGACATGTCGCTTTCTTCGGTCTGGTCGGCGTGGTCGATTTCGATATCCATCAGCATTTCGCTGATTTGTGGTTTCAGACCATACCGATGAGCGATGGCGGATACCACACGCTCAAGGGTCACATCATGCCATGACACCTCACGTTTAACGTTAAATTCATCCCGAAAATCTGCGCTTCTGGCTGAAACAGTCAGCCTGTCCGGCGGTCCTTCGTGAGCGATTTCATCAACAATGTAAGTGCCTTTTTCTGTCAGCGGTTCTCCTTTCCAGCCAATGAGAACCGTCAGGCGCGCGCCCCGTGGCGGTAGCTGCAACTGACCATCCGCATCATCCAGCGTGATGGTGAGCTGGTCCGCTTCAAATCCCCGGTTGTCGGTCAGTGACAGACTCATCAGGCGCTCTGCCACGCCGGACAGCGTTTCCCCCTCCGCGAGAATATCAAAATCCGGCATTTTCACGGGGTCTGTGCTCTGACTGAGCAATTGCATGGTGGTGTCGATCATCTTTCCCTCCCTGTGTGGCATGGTCGCATGTGCGTGCGGAGGGGGTTACTGCTTTTTGTTGTCGCCGTGGCGGGAGAACGGCGCAGGGGTGAGATTACGCGCGTGGTGGGTGATGATTGTTGCCGAATCATTTAACGGATACAAGGGGCTGAAGCTATGAGTGAAACTCGTTTTCATGGTGCCCGTGTTACGGAAAGTACCGACTTGGTAACAGCGATTAATGATGTTGATTCCAGTGTTATCGGTATCGTGGCAACGGCGGATGATGCGGATGCGGAGCTGTTCCCGCTGAACAAGCCCACACTGCTGACCCGCGTCAATGACGTGCTGGGAAAATGCGGAACAACGGGGACGCTTTATCGTGCGCTTAAGGCCATCGCAGACCAGGTGAGCACAAAGGTGATCGTCGTTCGCGTGGCTGAACACAAAGAAGAAGACGGAAAGACGCAGGATCAACTGGTTATCGGTGGTTCTGAGGATGACGGCAGCTATACGGGGATGTATGCGCTGCTTGTTGCAGAGCAGGATGAAAGCATCGGATACCGTCCGCGTATTCTGGCCGCGCCGGAGCTGGACACGGAGGCGGTAACAAAATCCCTGTGCGTGATTGCGGGTAAACTGCGCGCGTTTGTGTATGCCTCATGTCACGGCTGTAACACGATGGCTGAGGCGATTACCTACCGCCAGAAATTCAACGAACGTGAGGTGATGCTCTTATGGCCGGACTTCATCGCCTACAACCCGAAAAGTGGCAAAAACGAAACGTTCCCCGCGCCTGCCTATGCGTGCGGCCTTCGTGCGTACATTGACCATGAGCAGGGCTGGCACAAATCGCTGTCCAACGTTCCGGTTAAAAATGTGCTGGGGATGTCCAGGCATGTGTTCTGGTCGTTGCAGGCCGAAGACAGTGATGCCAACAGCCTCAACAACAAAGAAATCACGACCATTATTCGTCGCAACGGGTTCCGCTTCTGGGGCAACCGCACACCGGAAACGAACGCCTACATCTTTGAGGTGTATACCCGAACCGCACAGGTGCTGGCTGATTCAATTGCGGAAGCGCAGTTTGAAACCATCGACAGTCCACTGACGCCTGCGAACGTGAAAGATGTTATCAGTGCCATCAGGGCAAAACTGGATTCACTGGTTACTGCCGGGAAACTGATTGGCGCGGAGTGCTGGTATGACGTGGTGGATAATAGCACCACGGATTTACGTCAGGGGCGTGTGCGTATTCGCTACAAATATACGCCCGTTCCGCCACTGGAAGACATGGAGCTTTACCAGACGTTTACTGATGAATACTTTGAACCCGCATTTGCGGTGCTGGGAGGTGCCTGATGGCTGTGCCAAAACATCTTCGCTTTTTTACGCTGTTTGTGGATGGTGAAAACGAAGTGGGTAAGGTGACGTCCGTCACTCTGCCTAAGCTGACGCGCAAAACCGACAGCTACCGGGGGGGCGGCATGATGGGTGCGGTGAGTATTGATCTCGGTCTGGACGACTCCGCGCTTGATGCGAGCTTTGTCATGGGGGGCGCAGTTCGTGAGCTGTTCCTTAAGTATGGCGGCACGATTGACGGCACGCTGCTGCGTTTTGCGGGTGAATACTACACCGATGCAGAAAGCGACCTGTATGAAGTCGAAATGCGCGGACGTGTGACGGAAATTGATATGGGGGAAGCCAAACAGGGCGAAGCCACATCACACACTTACGCCATTAAAAACACCTACTACAAGCTGAGTGTTAACGATCGCCCGTTGTGGGAGATTGACCTGCTGAACTTCATTTACCGGAAGGACGGCAAGGACATTGTGCCCGATCGCATCCGTTCCGCGCTTGGGCTTGGCTGATAAGTAATATGCAGGCGGCGCAGTGCGTCGCCTCTGACTGAAAGGAGTTTTCTGATGAAAGAGACGAAAAACATCGATACCGAAAACACGGTCGTTGCTGAAACAGCGAAAGAAACCAGTGAGCGTGGCGTAAAACTTACCCAACCAATTGAGCGAGGCGGCGAAAAAATCACGTATGTGGAGATCACCGGAGCTATTGAGCAGGCTGGATCTCTGCGAGATTTGTCGCTGTCTGATGTGCTGAATCTGAAAGCGGAATCCATGTTTACGCTGCTGTCACGCGTGACATCACCGCGACTGGATGAAGTGACGATCAAAAAAATGGCATCCCGTGACTTTATTCAGTTATGTGTGGTTGCCGTAAATTTTTTGAGCGGTGCGGACTCTGGCGGGAAGAACGAACAGGCGACGGAAGCCTGATCACGGTTGTGTGCTTTGAGCACATAGAAGACTTTGTGGCAGATATTGCCGTTATTTTTAACTGGTCGCCCGCCGAAATCTTCATGATGACGCCCGGCGAAGTGGTTAGCTGGCGTGAGCGGGCGGCACTTCGCAGCGGGAGTGTAGACAATGAAGACTCTTGATATCCGGGTCGCTTTCAGCGCCGTTGACAGGCTGACCCGGCCTGCCGAAAACGCCCGCCGCCTGATGGGGCAGTTTGGTGACTCCATCCAGCGAACGCAGGGGGCGATCAAAAATCTCGAGCGTCAGGCGCGTTCATTTGAGCGCGCCCGCGACGCTGTCAGTAAAGCGGATGCGGGTATCGTGAAAGCACGACGCCAGCTTAACGCCCTTAATCAGTTACAACGCACGGGTACAGTGCTCAGCGAAAAACAACAAAAGCTGATGCAGCAGTTAAGCACCCGGCTTGAACGCCTGAATGAATCGCGCACACGGGAAATTCAGAAAATGCGGGAGCTTGGCGGAGAGCTGAAACGCCACGGCATTTCCCTGACAGGCAGCGATAACACCATCCAGCAGGCCATCAGACGCACCGAACAGTACAACAACCAGCTTGAACGCGAACGACAGGCGCTTGCGCGTGTAACGCGGGCGCGTGAGCAGTATTCACGCGCGCAGGAAACAGCGGGAAAACTGAAAACGGGTGGTGCGCTGGCAACTGGTGCGGCAGCGGCTGGCGGCTATGCTGCCGGGCGTTTTTTGCAGCCCGCTATCGGATTCGGGAAAGAGATGTCCCGTGTGCAGGCGCTGACGCGAATTGACCAGAACAGCCCGCAGTTTAAGGCGCTGCGTGAGCAGGCGCTAAAGCTCGGCTCTGAAACGCAGTTTACTGCGAGTGATGCCGCCAGTGGGCAGGCATTTCTTGCTATGGCTGGCTTCACACCGCAGGCCATTCAGGCTGCGCTTCCCGGCGTGCTGAGCATGGCAACGGCTGGCGGTATGGACCTTGGCGAGACGGCGGATATTGGCTCAAATATCCTGACGCAGTTCGGTCTCTCTGCTGACCAGATGGACCGGGTCGGCGACACACTTACTGCGGCGTTTACCCGTACTAACACCGACCTTCGCGCGCTGGGCGAAACCATGAAATATGCAGGTCCGGTGGCGGGTAAGCTGGGAATATCGCTGGAGCAGGCCGCAGCGATGGCGGGCGTGCTGGCGAATATGGGCATCAGAGGGAGTGATGCCGGGACGGCAATGCGTGCCAGTCTGGCTCGTCTGGCATCACCGCCAAAGGCGGCGGCAGAAGCTCTGAAAGAGCTGGGCGTGTCCGTCTCGGATGCCGGGGGCAAAATGCGCCCGATGGAAGATCTGCTGGCTGACCTTTATAAAGCTACCCGCAAATACGGGGAAGTTGACCGGGTATCCTTCTTTAAGGACATCGCCGGGGAAGAGGCTTTCACATCGTTTATGGCACTCGTTGATGCGGCGGGTGACGGTTCCTTACCCAAACTGAGAAAAGAACTTGAGGGCGCACGCGGTGAGGCTGAACGCACGGCAAAGGTTATGGCCGACAACCTTGATGGCGACCTGAAAAATCTCGACAGCGCATGGGAAGGTCTTCGTATTCGCATCAGTGATCTGGTTGACGGTCCGCTGCGTTCTGTCACGCAGTGGCTAACACGGGTGGTCTCAAAGGTGACGGCACTGGCGCAGGCCCATCCTGTACTGACGCGCCAGCTACTGATAGCAGGCGGTGCGTTGCTGGCAATGACTGCAACGATTGGCTCGTTGTCGCTGGTTATGGGGGTGCTTTACGGGAAGCTGGCCACCTTGCGTCTTGGTTTTGACATTCTTACCCGGTCAATGAATGTCGTCAGGGTGTTGCCTGCGCTGTGGGGAATGGTGACGGGTTCCGTTTCCTTACTGGGAGGCGCGATCGGGGCGTTGTTCAGTCCGGTTGGTCTTATCGTGGCTGCGCTTGCCGGAGCTGCCGTTCTTATCTGGAAATACTGGGATCCCATCAGGGCATTTTTTGCCGGGGTGTTCAGCGGGATTATGGAAAGGCTGACCCCGTTGCGCGAAACCTTTGAACGGTTTGGTCCTGTTTTTGACGCAATCGGAAGCGGGATCGGCCAGGTGTTTAACTGGTTTAAATCGCTGCTGTCACCGATGGAGTCCAGCAAGGAAACGCTGGATAAATGTACCAGTGCTGGCGAGGTATTCGGTAACGTTCTTGGTGGCGCGTTACAGCTTGTTCTGACGCCTGCAAAAATGTTGCTGGATACGCTGGCGTGGATACTTGAAAAACTCGGTGTGCTTCCGGATGAAGCGGAAAGGGCGAGAAAGAAAATCGAAGACGCACAGCGTGCGGCCATTCTTCAGGACAAGGTTGCTCTGTTTCAGGGAGACATTGCGAAAATCAATCCGCCGAAGTCTGCGGAAAATGGCAATGGCACCGGAGGCGATAAACCCAAAGACAACAAACCGCTCACAGACAGCAATACCGGTACGCTACGCAGACTCAGCAAGATTGCTGATAACACAGGTAAGCTGGTTGATGAGACGAAAAAACGCATTGGCCCCGGCGATATTGTCTTTAAGAACCTGCCCCGCGCACTTGCTGTTCGTGGGGAGTGGCAGGCGCGGAAGATTGCGCAGGTCAGTAAGCCTGCCCCCGCAATTAAGATCACACCCGTGGTCCCGGCTCCGCTGCCTCCGGCGCTGGTTCCTGTTGTTGCGGCCAGCTCCCGCCCGGTGGCGGAGGCCATACGATCGCCAGTGGCGTCAGTTCCTGCAACTTCCCGTAACCGGGAGTCTGTTGCCTCCGGATTTGGCGGTGAAATTCATGTTCATCTGCATAACGTTGTTACACAGAATCCCCGCGAACTGGCGAAACTGGTCGGTGAAATGGTCAGGGCAGAAATGGAACGGCGCGCCCGTGCCGGACGTGGCAGTTTTTACGATAAAGATTGAGGAGTCATGGCCATGATGATGATCTACGGCATGTTTGTTTTTGAGCTGCGCACATTGCCGCATCAGCAGTTACAGCAAAACAAAAGCTGGCGGCATGTGAAAAATGAACGCGTTAACCGTTCAGCAAGCTGGCAGTATATCGGTGCAGGTGATGATCGCATCGTTCTTTCTGGTGTGCTTTATCCTGAAATCACAGGTGGCGAAGTGTCCCTGTCGCTGCTGACCACACAGGCGTATACCGGACGCCCCTGGCCTCTGATTGATGGCGTCGGGCAGATTTACGGCATGTATGTTCTGACTGACATAAGTACGACCCGCTCCGAGTTTGATCGCTACGGCAAGGCGAAAAAGATAGAGTTTTCACTGACCCTTGAACGCTGTGATGAGGATTTGCGGGAGCGCCTGCAATCCTCATCGTTCAGCGATATGCTGACTGGCTTCAAAGATAAGGTAACCTCGTCTTTAAATAGCGTGGCTAACTCAGTTCATAGTTTATTTTAAAGAGTTTAATTTCTTGTGATAAATGGTCCGTAACATATCGGACCATTCAAGCACATTACATGTTGGTTCCATCTTATTGAATGCATCCAGTAGCCACAATATAATTTCTTGAGAGTTCATTACACACCCAGTCAGATTAACACCCCATTACATTGTAAGTGATAATGCAGAGATTAAATTCATGGATATAAAAACATTAAAGGAGTGTATAAAAATAGAAGTTATAGGCGGAAACCATGAGTTTTCATGGAGAAAAGCTTTAACTCGCACCAGACGCAATAGGCGAAAACACTTTATGTTTTGGTGGCGAGTGGCCAGCTATCTATACAGCAGAGGAGGGTTCATGCGCTGGGTGGGCAAACGCATCGGAGCAAACCTTCATCGCGATTATAATGTTGAGATTCCTTTAACAGTGAGTATAGGGCCAGGCTTAGATATTGCTCACTTATCAGGTATTGTTATTACAGAAAACTGTGTGATAGGGAGAAATCTACATATAAAGCAAGGTGTTACTATTGGTCTAAGAACCCCTTCCAATGAGGCAATGATTACTATTGGAGATAATGTTGATATAGGTTGCAATTCATCTATCCTTGGTGGGCAAGTTAATATCGGTGATAACGTTACGATAGGTGCTCATGCTCTGGTAACAAAATCTATTCCTTCCAACTCAATATATATAAACGAAATAACTCCTGTTATAAGACAAAAAAAGGCGCAGTAAGCGCCTTTTTTCATGGTTGCTCTGGCCAATCAATATCGGTGGTATTTTCTGGTTGAATACGATTCACCAATACACGGTACTTCTTCCAGCGTGTCAAGTTTATCTTTTCGTCTTCTGTCGCTATATCTAAATCAACAGCGTCCTGCAAAGTAGCAATGATCTTACTCGCATAAGCGATTTGTTCTCTCTTCTGAGATTCGGCGGCTCTGACAAGTGCATCACGCTCTGCATTCTCATCATTCACCCACGCATTTCCGTTCCATTTCTGATAATTCCCATCGGGGAAAATGGTTGTCACGTCTGGGGGTAATGCACCAAGTTCAGAAATATAAATGGCCGTTCCCGTTTTCGTTTCGTAGACAGTCTCTCCGCGATGGTCTTCCATCAACTCCCATTTCATTTCATTTGCATTGAAAACGGCAGCAAAACCCGCCGGAATATCAGGCGGCGCAATATCTGTACTGTTTGCAGGCAGACCTGTATACGGTGGAATATATGCGTCACTTTCACCAATAAATTCGTTTGTACCATCGAGATAATTAAATACGCGAATAATTTGTGCTTCTGCACTCATTTTAAAACCCATTATGCAAGCCTCACAATATAGTTAAATGCGATGTTTTTGACGGTGTTTTCGGTATTGCCAGTAGCATTTACGGTAATGGAATGCCCGTGTGAGCCAATAGCAACAGTGTGTGAATGTGCACCAATACCAACAGTATGGTTATGTGCTCCAATGTCGACTGTATGTGCATGATTGCCTGATGAACTTGTAGTCGTAGCACCTTTATCACTTCGCGGAACACCATAATCTGCACCGCCTGATTGCACGCTCACAGCAAAACCGACGGTATGTGTATGATTGCCAGAAGTATTGGTTGATTTTGTGCCGTGGTTAAACGTACTGACTGTTTTTGTCCCGTAATCAAATGAACTGGTCGTTTTCGTCCCTAAGTCCGTATTTGACGCACTGGCGCTGTGAGTATGCGATTTAATCCCGTCCTGTTCCTGTGACAATACGGCACGCCCACTGGCGGGTTTTCCCTTGATTGTCCAGCCGCGCATATCAGGAATAACACCTGAAGGATAGGCTATAGCCAGTTTCGGATATGCAGCCTTATCGAACGTCTGCCCCTGCATAATTGCATAGCCCGCAGGTGGTGTATCTGATGGCCACGGCAACGGAACACCTGGCGGAAACGCTTCGATATTTGCCGACCCGTCAAATTTTACGCCGTTAATTGTCCTTGCCGTTTTCAGCTTTGTCGCTGTAGCAGCATTGCCGGACAGTTCGCCTGAAAGACCACCGCTGAATGTCTGTTTCGCCGCCCATGTCTGAGCTTCGTCGATAATTGGCACACGTCTTGTTGTGATCGTGCGACTTCCCGGATTTCCTGAAATACGCACCATAAAAAAGCGGTAATTCGCTTTACTTACAGTGCTGCGCCATACATGCATTGAGCGCCCCGTACCGGAATCATCACTCGGACCAACTGCGATGTTTATCAGGTTGCCATCAATGACGCCCCAGTCCATGCCGTCGGGAATGTTGGTCATGTTATCAAGCCGAACGGTTATCAGACTGCCCGGCACAAAGTCGTAGGTCTGCCAGTCCAGGCTGGTGAGTTTTGCCACTGCGCCACCGATGCCCAGATTCAGAGGCAACGAAAAGGAGTTATATACTTCTCGCCATTCGGTCCATTTGCTCCCGGCGTAGACGCGCTCAAAAGTGCGCCCCTGTGTGGTTTCTGATTTCCCTGTGGTTGTGTAACGCTGCCAGACAGACACACCATCAAAACGTCTGATTACTTCCAGTATCCCAAGCAGTGTTGCTCCAGCGGTATCCTGCATTGGACCGTTTGTTGCCTTCCCTGTAACGCTGTAAATGCCAGGTGAAGTCAGATCATTCAAATCCCCTTCGTAATAACGACACTCTGACTGATGGCCCACTCTTGACCACGGTTCCCACTGTGGATTCTCTGCATTCCATGTAGCAGAAAGGCAGCGAACATATACATTCCCCCGGCGGGTCGTGTAACGTTGCATGCGTGAGTACCCACCACCTTCAAGAACTTCAAGGAGTCCCTGACCATAACTTCCTTCTTCTGGATAGTTGCGGTCAAATGAAGCGATAGAACCACTACTGTTTCGCCATAAACCAAGATGCTCTGCGCCTCCGAGCGTGTTCAGGTCAATGGTTGTACTCAGAGGGCGTGTTGCTGACTGAATCTGTCGCCAGTAGCTCCACGGACCGTCAGAGCCATTCCAGGAACCAGCAAGGTTGCGCATATAAACATTGCCAGTTCTGGTGGTATAACGCTGCATTCCTACAAAATTACCGCCATTGAATACCTCAAGAACACCGACGGCACCGTCTTCCGGGAAATGTTTCTCCAGTGTTGCGTTGGAGGATGTGGATTTATACCAGACCCCCACATAAGCCTTAACAGGACCAAACGTATTCAGATCAGCATCAAGCGGCATTTCGCCATTGTTTTTCATAAACGTCAGGCTGGTAACGCCAACATTGTCCAGAAAAGCGCCCTTATCTGGAATATCGTCACCGTTCTGGTCTTTCTGCAGACGTTTCTCAGCATTGTCATAGGCTGCTTTTACTGCCTTTGGCGTTGCCGCCAGCTCTTCACTGGTGCTGTTTGTTGCACTGCTTAACTGGGTAAAACCTTTTTCTGTCAGCGTGGCGTCAGGATGGCGGCGGGACTGCTCATGCTCTGCGATTTTGTCATCGACGTAATCCTGCGTCGCCATCACTGTGCTGGCATCAATACTCAGCTCAACGGACGCCACATTGCTGAGAATAATAACCATGCGGCAGGTCTGCGCACGCCCGGAGCCTTCAGCCAGTTCAGGCTTATAGCTTTCCGCCATGTTGGCGACCGCAATCAGTGTTCCGGCATCGTCATACAGACCAAGCTCACGCATCCAGAAGCCGCCCACTTCTGGCGGAACAACCAGTTCAGCCACGATATAGTTTTTATTCTTATTATCCACGCTGACTTTATTCAGGGCGTGACGCCAGACCTCATGCACCAGTTTCGTCTGACCGGCATCCGGCACCGGCAATTTGCCATTACCGTCACCCACGGCCATTGCAGACAGGGTTACTTTTTTCCCGCCGGGGACAGTGGCGGCTGCCAGCTTTGCGGCTCCGGCAGTAGTGATAACGGTTTTAAATTTCGTGCTCATTGTTTCTCACTTATCCGGGATAAACAGTAATAACATCACCATCACAGACCACACCGCCTGTATACAGATAGCCGGGAATGTCCTGGATAATGTTCAGACCGATAAGGTGGCGACTTGCGGGTTTGGCATCGGCAATCAGCCGTTCCATTTCCAGATACATTTCCTCGGTCACACCACTGTCCAGCGTGCCAACATCAACCTTGAATGTTCCGGGTTCGCCGTCGAACTCCCACCACTCAGACACGCGAATGAGGTATCCCAGCGGTTCAATGGCTCGTCGCAGGGCGCTGATGGTTCCTTTGTGTCGGTGTGTCAACCATGCATCACGAATCACCTGTCGCTTTGTCTCTTCTGGCCAGTTGCGATCCCAGCGGTCAACGGAAAACGCCCAGGCGAGATAAGGCAGCAGATGTACCGGGCAGGTGTCCGGCGACCACAGCGTGTTGAGGTCTACCGGAATGTCTGTAATGCGTGTCCCGACGGCTTCGGCACAACGCATGAAATTGCTGGCTGATGGCGGTAACAGTGAATTACTCATTACGCCCACCTTCGCTGATGGTGAATGACTCACAGCGCGCCGCCTGTATGTCGCTGATGGCCATATTCTGTGTGGGTTCGATTATCTCCACGCGTTGCACACCGTGCACATGCAGTGCGGCAGCAATGGCGGACAACGCCACATCCTGACCGATAAGCCCCTGCTCAGCCAGCCACTTCCTGAACGACGATTCAGCCGCAGCCAGAATAGGTTCGGATTCCGGGCCGGGGTAGAAGTACAGTTTTGCATTCAGCCGCCATGTCACGATTCTGGCGCTCTGTACGGTCAGGCGGTCGGCCACCGGGCGGGTATCCTCTGCATTCAGAACGGCGCGAACGGTATTAAGCAACGCCTCCGTTGCTGTGCCGTCGCCCTCAGTGGACAGAATGGAAACCGTCACGTTGGCCGGAGACGGGCTGATGGCCCGCGCGTCGCGTACCAGACCGCTGGCGCTGCGTGCAAAATACTCGTATGCACCTGACGGGCCAGCAACACTCAGACCGTCATACGCCCGTTGCGCCCGCAGTCTCAGTGAGGTGTCACTTTCCATCACCGCGTCGGTGGTATCCGTTGCCGGAGTGATAACCAGGCGCTTTGTGTTCATATTGCCCGCAAGGTTGTCCAGGTCTGTCCCGGCGCTGTGGCTTAGCATGCAGCGCGTGCACCCTCATTGACCCGCTGGCGTAACAGCATTTCACGAAACGCTGTTGTCTGGGCGATAACGTTCAGGGGCTCCGATTCCAGCTCCAGCGCGGCGGAGACGGCTTCACGCTGTTCGGCGGGATAAGCCGCAATCATCATGGCCTTTGTATCAGCCAGAATTGCCTCAAAGTCAGGCTCCGCGATGATGGCGGGTTCCGGTAACTGGGAAAGGTCAACGGCAGGCATGATTTACTCCCTCAGCGTGATGGTTAATTCAACATTCTGCATGGTCTGCATGACAGTGCCCGACAGCGTCACCCCGGCGCGGCCTCCTGCCTTCCAGACAACGTCGATGGCGTCCAGGGCAATGCGGGGTTCCCATCGCGTCAGTGCAATCACGGCAGCACTCATGCATTGCAGACGCGTGGTGTTATTCATGGGCTCGTCAATCAAATCAGGCACAAGGCTGCCATATTCCCGTCGCATAACCCGGCTTGCCAGCGGGGTGATCAGGATGTCCCTGACTGACTGTTTCAGGTGCTCCATATCGTTCAGGTTTCCCGTCCCGTCCGGATTCATTCCTGTGTAGCGGGTTGTCACTGCGGGCCTCCTGTCGAATCGCTGCCACCTTTAACGCCACCGTGCTTATGCGTATGCACTGTGATGCCGTTTGAGGTGAAATCGCCGCCGCTGTGCGTGATATTGCCGCTCATCGTTCCCCCTTTTGTGACGTCAAGCGTCGCTGTTCTCAGAAGGTCTGTGCATTCCACGACAGGCGTATCCAGTGTCACGCTGACGGATGCCTGCAGGGTGGCTGTTTTCATGCCGCTGGCGCTCAGTGCGCCTGCGTCCGCGTCGTAGCGGAACACCGCGCCGTCCGGCGCGCTGACCACGATTTCTTTCAGGCTTTTGCCGGGGGCCGGATTGGCATCACTCCACAGGCTGCCAATTATCATGGCGGTTTCCGGGTTGCCGCCTATGCAGGCAATTACCACCTGTTCGCCTGGTGATGGCGGCAGCCACACATTGAAGGCTCCCGCGCGCGTGGTGTTCCAGCGCAGCCAGCCTGTTTCCAGTTCGCCGCTGCGAACGCGCACGCGCCAGGACTTCTCGTCAACTTCAGAGATGATCCCGGTGCGGATGATATTGCTCAGCAGTCGCATGAGTTCTGCGCTCACCGTACAGCCTCCGCAATCCGGCCCAGCACCGTGTTATAAATCAGGCGTTCATCTGCCTGACTGATGCCCAACAGCTCACGTACCGGGTAATCGGTGAAAATGCCCGGCGCAACCTGATCGCGCTCACCGAACTGATGAACGCGGGCAATACGTGCGGCCACGCCGCTGTAACCCACCGTCACACCGGAAGCATCTGCACGGGCTTTCAGGTAGCGGGCGGTGCGCAGTTTTACGAACATGGGGACGCGCTTTGTGCTGTCCTGGTTGATGCGCCGGGTGCGTATTTCCAGAAAACGGTCGATGTCATCCCGGTAAAACGTGCGGATATTGTTTTTATCCTCATCCCACCCGGTAATGGTTCGCCCGTATTTCCCTGTGTCGTGATGCCAGTTTTTCAGCGTGCGTGCTTCGTTATTCCAGATAAAGCGAATGCGTTCCTGTATCCGGGTTACGCGGCGTCTGCGTGGTGTCCATGCGGTCCCGTCCGGCGCTTTCTGTGACCGGATGCGCGCCTGCTGGGCGCGGCGTAAATCCTGTGCCAGCTTTCTGGCGATGTTATTGATGGCCTGCTGATTCAGGCTGTCGCGGATGGCCTCAAAGGTTTCATCCACGCGGGTGAATGCCTTATCCATCGCTTTCACCCCACGTCACATCCTGGAATACATGCGACCAGTCGCCTTCGGAAGATGGCAGGCGGGGTTTTGGCTCCGGCAGGTGTTCTGCCTGCGGTGTGCCCTGACTGCTGCGCGTGATGCGAACGCGTTCCCGCAGGGGGAGCGTAAACAGGAGATCGGCGCTGTCATCGTCATTGATAACGGCGGAAAATTTGATGTCCTGATTACGCTCAGGGTTGAGCAACAACTGTGGCTGATTTTCGGATAACCACGCCAGCAGCGGCAGCGTGAGGTCGTCCAGCTCCCCGGCGTAATCCATGACAAACATCACCATCTGATAGCGGTAAACAAACGATGGGGTTTCTCCTGTCGTTTCAATGTTGCCGCTCTCCACGAAAATGGTGAATTTTTCCGGGTTGGCCTGACACCATCGGCATGAACGGGTCATGGCTTCACGCAGGGAATCAGTTTTCAGCATGGTTGTTGTCCTCGTTGTTCAGTCGTTGCAGTCTGCGCTGTTCCAGTAATTCAATGGCCCGTTTATCCGCGTTACAGGTTTCCAGTGCATCCAGAAGGCGGTCGCCCCATATACCGAGATTTCCCCATGTGGGAGTGTCAGGGAAGGGGGGAGGCGTTACCGGTATGGTCAGCGTCTGCGGTATAAGCCGGACTGACGGCGCTGGCCGTGGCGCGTTCTGCGTGCCTGCGCAACCTGTCAGTAAAACGAGCGTCAGGCAAAGCGTGGGCGCATTCATCTTTTGCAATATCGTTGCGTAGCTGTTCACGTCTGGCCTCTCCGTCCTGATTTCGCTGTTGATTTTCCACGCGGAGTTGCGCCAGCACCTGCTGCATATCCTGTACCCCGGTGCTGATGATATTCAGGGTGTCGACGGTGCTTTTCAGGGCGCTGGCCTGCGCTTCGTTTCTGGTGTTCTCCCGGCCCAGCGACCACGACAGACGCATGGATGTTCCCCATGCGGCAATCAGAAGGAAAGCGACGCCCAGCGTAGGCCAGAGCTTCATGCCGGATAGGCTCCGTGTGGTAACTGAAAATGCGGTCCGTCTTTCAGGGTCTTCCAGTCGCCGCCCCATTCCACCGGAATATTCAGTTCCCGGCTGGCCTGTCTGAATGCTGCTGCGATTTTTTCGTACAGCGGCCATTCCCATGACACCTGGCTGCCGATATAAGCCACAACATCCACGGCATGCCCCGTAAGGTGGCGGCTGTTCATGGTCTGGCTCTTACCCGTGGCCACCAGTTGCTTCTGGCGGTAACGGCTGCGCAACCCTTCGGTGATACCAAAATCCACTTCCGAGATTTCCAGTGCCCGTCGGGTCACTTTCACCAGATCAGGATTTACGCCCTGCAAATTCTTTTCGCTCCGGCTGCTGAATTTAAATGTGTTGCTCATTCGTCCTTCTCCTTCACCCTGCGATTAAAGGCCGCAATAACCTTGTCGCGTGCTTTTTCTGCCCCCATAAAACCGATTGATGCGCCGATAAACGTCACGGCATCTTCAGGAAAACCGAAGAAGCGCAGCGACCCGGCCACGGCCATGGCAAGAACGCCGCACGCCAGCGATCCCGTTACGGTCTGAACCAGTGTTCGTCCGTCATAAAGACTCATCAGCGCGGAAATGCTGACCGCCGCGCCTACTGCATACACCGTTGGCAGGTGGTCAAAGAGCCATGCAATAACCTGCTCTGTGATCCCTGTTTGAATGGTGCTCACTGCTACTCCCCCCACAACTGAATCATTTCTCGTTTCTTCTTCTCCGGCTCCGGCATCTCCACTTCCTGCCCTGCGTCCAGAAACACCTGCTGACAGAGTCCGGGGTTGGCATCCAGCACCTTTTCGGTGATGCCCTGCGTCGTGCCGTAGTACCGGAAACAGAGCGAATCCACGGTGTCGCCTTCCAGTGCCTTCACTTTCATCAGCACAACTCCGCAAAGATTCGCGGGCGGCACAGAATGTCAGAGATGGCCCAGCTCACATCGCGCCACAAATCCGATGTCTGTATATCCAGTGCGTCCGCCCGGCGGTCGCCCTTATCCGTGGTGTCCGCATCGCGGTAACGCTCCAGAATCAGGGCGCGTGTGGCGGTATAAACAGCATTGCGCCAGTGCCAGAGATTGACGCTTTCTCCGTTAATTACGGGTGCCGGAACATCGGCCAGCGTATGATGGCCAGCCGCCTGCTGTTCCTGCTGCCATGCTTCCAGCTCGCGGGTAACGTGTGCCACAGCTCCGGTGGCGGTATGCAGCAGGCGGGAGGTGGTCACACGGCCCGGCAGTCGTACCGCCAGACGCAGCTCGCGCAGCACAATATCCGGCCAGAATGCACCTGCTGAAATGCGAGTGTCGCCATCATCGGTATCGGTGATGTCGTCCTCTGCGGGTCTTGGTTCAGTTCTGGCAACCATACTCATGGGGTTCACTCCTGAAAAAAATCGGGCGGTGGGTGCGCGGTGTAAACGGTCACGGAGTCAAACCGGAACACCGCGCACGCCGCCCGCTGACGGGGTCAGTCGTTAACCGCGCTTCGCCTTCTGCGTCGCGGTGGTTTTTCGTGTTGCAGGTTTCCGCGTTGTCTTTTTACTTTTGCTGCTTTCGTCCTGCGCCTGCTGTGCGCTGGCGTCTTCTGATGCGGCTGCGGAATCGGCTTTTTTCAGGGCGCGGGAAAGGGTTGCAATCTCGCGTTTCACACCTGCGTTCGGGTTCAGCTGCATCGCTTCGCGCAGCAGCTTCAGTGACAGGGCCATGCTGTCCGCATCGGTCAGGCCACGGCGGGCAAAGGCGCACGCCTTGCATAATTTGGCGCGTACTTCGTCCGGCATATCCTGGTCGGTGACAATCTCCCGGAGGGTGTCCAGTGGTTCGATAAAGGCGGACAAATCCGCGTCGGCATCCGTCCCGGCCTGCGTCAGTACCGGGTTGCAGATTTCTTCGGTCAGTACCGTGGCAGCAGTACGGCCAAAGTTATCCGGCATGATGAGGTTGTGATGGACCACATACGCACCAATACGCAATGCCAGCGGAAGATCGCCACAGTCAATCGCCCACACCATCAGCGTGGCAATCACCTCATCCTGCTGCCCGCCGTCAGCCTCCAGCGTTCCTTCAATCCAGCCGGAAAAGTCCGGTAACAACTCTTTTTTGATGGCGGCTTTGGCGCTTCTGGCCTGTACGCCCTTAAGTCGGGCCTGTGCCAGACGCAGACGATACAGCACCTCTTCATGCGCGGTACGTGCGGCGTGATCCACGCCTTCATTCGCCCGGCCTGCGCGCTGCGCCATCACGTTCTGCCAGTGTTGCTGTGCAGGGGTAATCATTCTTTCTCTCCGTTACAGGCGGGCATGATGCCCGCCGTGAGTTGATTAGCTGTCGGCGAACTTCAGGCCAGTGACCATCGCGCACTTGCCATAGTCTTCAACGACATAAGCGTCATTGATGGACTGGTAGGTGGCGATGCGGTTGTATTCCGGCTCGTCTTTCATCAGGCGACGCATTGAGCCTCTCTGCCAGTAAATTGACAGGTTGTTGAATGAGGTGATCAGCATCGTTGCATCCGGGAAGAACGGCGCAAGGAATACATCCAGCCCACCAATGGTGCGCGATGACAGGATGAGCTGTCCGGCGAGTAATTCCGCATTGGGATTCTGGCCGCTGATGCTGTTCAGCACGGGCAGACGCAGCGAGTTAAACAGGTTGCGCCCCATAATCACCACGAGGTCGTCTGCTTCCTTGTGCCATTCATCCAGCAGGGATGAGCGCGCGTCCTGTACCAGTGCATCAGCGTTCGCATACTTACCCGCGTGCGCCACGGTGTTGTCCATGTTGCGGGAGGTCAGCGTCACGTCATTCATTACGCGTTCACTGGCATCGGTTCTGATGTGCTCCAGCCAGCCCACGTTAACGTCCTGAAGCAGCTTGTTGGTGCTGAAATTGGATTTTTCCGCGTGTGATGTGCCGTTAAAGCCGATCATGATGCGGTCAAGCGCCACCTGCCGGGCAATCTGTGTGCTGATGCGCGACTGAAAATCGCTGTGAGCCGCCCAGGCATCAAGCTTCGGATACGAAATAAACGTGTCGTAGTTCACCTGTTCACACTGGTACTGACGAGCCTTCATATCGACAGCGTTAATCGGATTACGGCGATCTGTGCCGTCATAACTGGTATTCGTGCGCGCAATCGGCCCGGTGGTGTCCAGGAGAACTTTTTCGCCTTTCTGGTCAGTTACACCGATTACATTAATTCTTTTCGTAAATTCGGTACTTTCCTTTGAAGCGTTTTCAAAACGCTGTTGTACCGATGGATTGACGGTAAATCGCGATACCAGCGCAGAAACCGGGATATTGTTAAGCGACGCCTGCTGCGTCATGTAGCAGCCCAGCTTGTTACGGGCATTATCTGACATCACCAGATTCATAAAAATTTGCTCCTTTGTCTTATCAGAAGTCAGCCAGTTGATCGGAGGCTGCGCCCGTTGCGGTGAACCGGTTCTGCGGATCGCCGTCCTGCGTGCGCAGTTTTTCCTTCAGTGCTGCCAGCTCTGTGGTCAGTGACGTAATTTTCTGGCTGTCCTGCTGATGGCGGGTTTCCAGCACATTAAAACGGTCGATAATGTCGGCCTGTGACGTTGCTACGCCTTCCACCGCTTCCTGAATACGGGAAAAACTGGCGTCATCCGCTTTGCGGCCACGGCCAATAATCCCCATTACGCGGTTAAACCACTGGGTGCCTTCTTCCTGGCGTTGTTCTGCCATTTCGATGATTTCAGACTCGATGGCTTCGGAGATAAGCGGCGCTTCACCCTGGATACTGTTGAACGTCATCACCGCCTGACGTTGCTGTGCCGTGAATTTCAGGCGCTCAGTGCCCAGGCTTGCCGGGGTGTCGGTCATCGCCAGCCCGACCAGATAGGCGCGCCCGTTAACGGAGAACTGCGGGTGCAGTTCGATACTGGAATAGATTTTCTTGCCGTCCGCGACAAGCTGCTTCATGCGCTCGGTCGGTTCGATTTCTGCATACAGCGCAGTACGCCCGGCCAGCGGACCTTCCGTAATGTCTTCCGTACTCAGTGCGGTGACATCGCCCATTGCGGAAAATTCGCTTGACGGGCATGGCGAGAGATAGTGCTCAACGTTCACGCGGGCAGCGTAAACATCCGGGTCGAAGTTCTCAGCAGCTTCACGCAGATGCACCGGACTGATTTCGCGGCCGTCAACAGTTGATCCGGAGACAGCCACGCGAAACTTTTTGCGTGATGTCTTTTTTTCATTAGCCATAGTTTTTGCCCCTCTGACTGGTTCTTCAGTCATGATGGCAAAGCGTAACAGGCTGATACAAAGGGCTTTTGTTGTAAGAAAACGGCCAGAACAGGGGGTTAAGGAGAACAGTTTCGCGCGCGGGTAATCTTCCTGTAATTACTCAGGGGGAGCAATGATTCAGGACGCTTTTGTGCGCCAGCGTGCGCGGCAACTTTACTGGCAGGGTTATCCGCCCGCAGAAATATCACGTCTGATGGGAATAAACCCGAACACGATTTATGCGTGGAAAAAACGCGACCAGTGGGATGAAACGCCACCTGTGCAGCGTGTCACGCAGTCCATCGATGCGCGCCTCATCCAGCTTACTGAAAAACAGAATAAAACAGGCGGTGACTTCAAGGAAATAGACCTGCTGACCCGGCAGCTTAAAAAGCTGCATGATGGCCAGCCGGATGTGATGACCGCAGGAAAGAAAGGCCGGGCGAAAAAACTCAAAAATCATTTCACGCCGGAACAGATTGCCGCACTGCGGGAAAAAATCATCAGCAGGCTGGAGTGGCATCAGCGGGGCTGGTTTGACTCCCTGACCCTTTGCAGGGAAGCCGGGATACGTAACAGGATGATCCTGAAATCCCGACAGATTGGGGCGACTTGGTATTTTGCACAGGAAGCACTGCTGATGGCGCTGCGTGACGATGTGGCGCAACCTTACCAGCGTAACCAGATTTTTTTGTCTGCGTCGCGTCGTCAGGCGTTCCAGTTTAAAAGCATTATTCAGAAGGCCGCGGCTGAAGTTGATGTGGAGCTGAAGGGGGGCGATAAAATCATCCTCTCCAACGGCGCAGAGCTGCATTTTCTCGGTACTTCTGCTGCGACGGCACAGTCCTACACAGGCAATTTTTATTTTGATGAATTTTTCTGGGTCAGTCGCTTTGCTGAACTGCGCAAGGTGGCTGGCGCTATGGCAACCCTCAGCGGGCTGCGACGCACCTACTTCTCCACGCCATCAACCGAAACGCACGAGGCATACGTCTACTGGAACGGCGACCGCTGGAACGAAAAAAAGGCCGCGCATAAACGCCAGCGTTTTTCTGTGGACTGGAAAACGCTGCATAACGGGCTTATATGCCCCGACCGGACGTGGCGGCAAATTGTCACGCTGGAAGATGTGGTTAATCACGGCTGGAAACACACCGATATTGATGAAATTCGTGATGAAAACACCGAAGACGAGTTCCGCAATCTCTATATGTGTGAGTTTGTCCGCGAAGGGGAATCGGCATTTAACCTGAATATCCTGATTGGCTGCGGCGTTGATGGATACGACGACTGGAAAGACTGGAAACCTTTTGCTCCCCGCCCGATGGGGAATCGTCCGGTATGGATTGGGTATGACGCAAACGGCAGCAGTGGAAACGGCGACAGTGGCGCGGTGTCCGTGGTGGTTCCTCCGGCTGTTCCTGGTGGCCGTTTTCGAACGGTGGAGACGCGACGCGTTCAGGGGCTGGAGTTTGAAGAACAGGCCAGAGTCATTGAAGAGTTCACGTGTCGCTACAACGTGGAACACATCGGCATTGATGTGACGGGCGGGAACGGGGAGGCTGTTTATCAGATAGTGAAACGGTTTTTCCCTGCTGCTATTCCGTACACCTTCACGCTGTCATCAAAACGGTCGCTGGTACTGAAAATGCTGCAAATAATGCGTGCCGGGCGGTGGGAATACGATCGCGCCGAACGCGAGCTGGTCGCGGCCTTTAACGCCGTGCGTAAGGTGAAAACACCGGGCGGCTTTATCACTTACGAAACGGACCGCGCGAGGGGGATCAGCCACGGCGACCTTGCGTGGGCAACCATGCTTGCTGTCATTAACGAACCAATTGGCGGCGAAGGAGAAAACGAGCGTTTCACGGTTATGGAGTTCTGATGAGCAGAAAAAATAAAAAAGTGCGCATGAGTTCACGCATTGATCTCGCTGATGCGCTCAGGAAAGAATCGTCGCTCAGTGCATTCACATTTGATGGTCCTTACCGCCTGACCGGGCATGACCTGCTGGACAATATGTACTGTGCTGATAACGGGCGATGGTATGAAACCCCGGTGGACTGGTACGGTCTGGCAAGAGCTGCCCGGCAAACGTCCTGGCATCAGTCTGCGCTTTACTTTAAGCGCAATGTATTGCTCGGCTGCTATATTCCGCACCCGCTGCTTTCCCGGCAGGATTTCTCGGCGCTGGCGCTGGACTGGTTTGTGTTCGGTAACGCATTCCTTGAGCTTCGAAGCAATATGCTCGGCGAACCGCTTAAATTACGGCACGCCCTGGCGAAATACATGCGACGCGGAAGCGATCTTGAATCATGGTGGTATGTGCAGGATGGCAAGGACGCGTTCCAGTTTCGCCCTGGCAAAGTGTGCCACCTGATGAATCCGGATATTAACCAGGAAATCTACGGCATGCCGGAATATCTTGGCGCATTACTCTCGGCCAGCCTTTCTCATTCGGCGGACATGTTCAGAAAACTGTACTACGACAACGGATCCCACGCCGGGTGCATCATCTACATCGGTGCAGCGCAGGTAAACCGCGAAAGCATGGACTCCCTGAAAGAAACGCTACAGGGGGCACGTGGTGGTGGTGCGTTTAAAAACGTGCTCATTCATGCGCCCAACGGGGGCAAAGAGGGGGTGCAAATTTTGCCGTTCCAGCAGATCACCGCAAAAGATGAGTTCATGAATGTTAAGGCGGCATCCCGTGATGATGTGCTGGCTGCGCACCGCGTTCCGCCGCAACTGATGGGGGCGATGCCGGGTGAAAAAAGTGCGTTTGGTGATGTGGAGAAGGCCGCGCGGGTTTACGCAATTAACGAGCTGATGCCCGTCATGGAGGCCATGAAGCACATCAATGACTGGCTTGGCGAAGAGGTGATCCGCTTTAACCCTTACGCACTGTTAGACACCCAGCCCACATCCTGACGCGCTTCGCTTGTCTGCTGCTTCGCCGGGGCATAAAAAATTTATGCCCCGACTCTCCAGCTCCTGTATCAGTCAGATAGTTTCACGACGCTTTCCAGTTTATCGCCACCATCGACGGTCAGACTCTTACGCAATCCCACCGCGTTGACTGCATGTTCTCGCCGTCTCAGTGCGATTTTGACGGCCTTACCTTTCACCCCATCAAATCAAAAGCCCTCACGTCTTTTTCACGTTCAGCGTGAGAAATACAGCCATTCTGTTGTATCTCTGCGACATCGTTCAGGGAATGCTATTTACCCCCTGAAATGCGGGCTGTTCCCCCGTCACCTACGCGCAGAAAAAACGCGTTTTTTTGTGCACGCACGGATCCTTGACGGATCCAGCCGCCACGCGGGCCGGAAGGGCAAAAAGTCGTTCAAAAAAATTGTGCAATTTTGTGCACTATTGTGCATTGAAATAAACGCCCTGGAGGAGGGCGTTTTACTTATCTTTTATAGCCTTGCCCCTTCCTGGCCAACGCCCTGATGGCCGGGCGTGCCAACACCATATTTTGGCAATGATGAATTGCCCGGCAAAATTCATCTCTACCCATTGGATGCTCAACTGGCAATGTTAAATACAGGTTCCATGCGTCGCCTAAAAGTTGGGCTATCTTTTGTTCTTCAGATGTCAGCAAGCAAGCGGTATCCGTAAAATAATCATACTTTTCATGTATGTTATTTAACGGTTTTGTCTGTAGTGCAGCCTGAGCTATACGGTATGCCTGAAGCATACGGGCGTCGTTGATATCCATTCCGAACGGAATTTCTGATGATTGTGACTCTGCATCTTCAAGCCTGGCAATTTCTTTACGTAAGAAGTATTTCAACTCTTGTTTCTGTTTTCTGTTCATGCTTTTTTCCTTTTTCTCTGTCAATGTGTTGCATTGTGTCCCCCTTGTTTATGTTCCCGGATTAAAGTCATCAGGCGGATGCGCCCTGATGTTGTGTTATTCGGGAAATAACGCCCGGATATTTCCGGCCATCTGACTGGTTATCTGTGCGGTTGATACTGGCTGTGACGCGGGGCATTCTGTCCTGGTTTGTGTCACTGATAACGCCTCATCGTCAGCCCATGCAGCCAGTCGGTAAGCCTCTGCCGGATTCATTTTCAGAAGAGCCAGCCCGGCCAGAAAAGCCACGCGTTGGCCGCTTTTGCGGGCTTCTGGTGTAAGGCTGTCCAGCCAGGCGCATGCTTCGCTTTCGTTCTTGACGGCCGCAGGCTTCAGATAGAAACTTATCCGTCTGGTTGGTGTCGTCATTGGTTTACTCCTTGTCCATTGCGTACAGCCCATTAACCAGAGCAAACTGTGGCACCCCGTCCGCGATGAAAGTCGCATTAACTCCGCAGGCTTCGCGGATAGCGGGTGCCACAATCTCCGCCCCTCCACCGACAACCATCACCCGCCCGTAACCCGAAAAACCCGCCAGCGCGCGGATCACGCGTTGTTTCAGTGTTTCTTCCTTTTCACGAATAACCGCCATCAGGCTGGCGTAATGCGCGTCATTGTGGATGTGCTGGCGCAGCCAGGCTTCATCATGGCGATGTTCGATAATGGTATTGGCGATGTGGTGACTGGTGCGCATACCGTTAGTGGCCATCACCGACAGTACGGCATCGGCCATCAGAGAAACGCCTACGTGTGGATCGCAAAACACCTGGCTGATACCTGCCAGTTGCCCCTGAACCTTTGCCACATCCAGCGTGGTTCCGCCCAAATCCACAATCAGCAGGGATTCAAACGGACTCATGTCAGCCAGTGCCTTAAAGCCAGCCGGAATGGATTCAGGCATAACCCGCACGTTACGGATAGTGAATGCTTCGCCGTTCTGGTACTCCACCGGGCGCATAACGTTCGCTTTTTTGCGGTTGATGTTGGCCATGTCCGGCTGTGCGTTTGTGTCGAAATACTCGCTCAGTGGCAGGGTGACAACCACATCCACCTCCTGTGGCGTGATGCCTGATTTGACCAGCGCGTGATGAATGGCAATGACATTTACATCGCTGTATTGGTATTGCGTGTCGGTTGTCTGGACAAAGCGATCGCTGACCGGATCAAAACCATAGCGCACTCCATCAAGCATGTAGTTCGCGGGCTGCATGCCACCGAACGGCGCAGACCATTCCGACTTGAAGCTGTTCGGGCTGATGGCGTTGCGGCGTTCGCCGTTCTCAGTCCATGCCAGCTTGATGTTGGTGGAGCCGTCGTCGATACAAATTTTCATGTCGCTTTTCCTTATGTTGATTAATTAATCGTTTACGGGATTCTGAAATCCCGTTTTTGCCTGTTTTGCGCGCACTTCATGTTTTATGGCACGTTTTTTGCTCATTTACGGGATTTGTGAATCCCATTTCTGTCTGTTTTTTGTTTCCACTGGTCAGGCCACCCCGCAGCAGGTCTGCTTTGCGGTGGGCGCGTTCAGTGGTTTCACTGATTCTCTGTGCGTGCTCTGCGTCACGGATGGCGCGCAGCATGTCAGAAAGCACGGTAACGGGGGTTTTCATGGTGTTCTGGTCCTGCTGAAGTGTGGATGCCAGACGTGCGGCGGCTTCAGGGTCTGATGCCCCCAGCTGTGCCAGATAGCTGGCGACCGGGTTATGGCGGATCTCCGTGCTGCTTACGCCGTGATTACGGCTCAGGCGCTGCCAGAGCTGCGTGATTCGGCTGTCCGGGCGGGTATCCGGTTTGCGTACAATTTCAAATCCCTGCGGTGCAATGATGCTGCCGTCAACGTACAGACTGCCGCCCCGTAACAGGTGCTGCATCTGTTGTTCACCGATATGCAGGCCGAGAGATTCAGCAGACTCCCGCCATTCTTTAGCGAGTAATTCGTGGTTATCAGGCAAAGGCCGCTGCTGTTTGCGGCTCTGTGTCCAGCTCTGCATTTCATCACTGCTGTTTTTTGCCTGTTTGTCACGCAGCGAACGCATCAGCGCCCGGCGTTCGTGCCGTTTCAGTGAGCGCATCCATTCGTTCACTTCAACGCCGTCAGGGAGCTGCGGCCACGGTGCTGGCCGTTCTTCCGGCTGTTCTGTCCCGTTGTTGTCCGTTTCCTGTACACGGGGACAGTTATTGCCACGAGTCCAAGGGGCGGCAGGGCCGCCCTGAAGGTCAAAACCATTTTCGTGGGTGCTGTCTTCCGCTTCCGGTTTACGTCTTACCAGCTTCCAGTTATCCGGGTGCGTGCACACACGGGAGGATTCCCCGATGAGTGGCGACCAGATCCCGTAAATCTGTACACTCTGTTCGCCGTAATCGTTCAGCTCATCTGCGAGGTCGTAGGCTGTGCGAATCAGGTAGTCCTTGCGCGGAACAAGTACGCCACCCTGTTTTTCAATGTAGGTGGCAAAACACCCGGCATCAGCGGCAGCAAGAACCGCATCCATTGCGTCATCCTTCAGCCGTTGCGGGCCTTCCGGGTTGCGTGCCATCTGGCTGGCAAGGCGGCGGAGTTCACGCCACACCTGACGGGAGGGAATGCCAAAGAACTGGAACTGGCGGACCCGGTGAAGGCGCGCCCAGCCGATGGCGCGTTCCACGCTCTCGGCCATTGATTTTCCGGTTTCGTGGTCAACGCGTGGCTTGCCCGTTTTCGGGTCGATGCCATCCACGGCGCGGCTGTCCAGGTTCTTTCCGATGTAGGTGGCGATGTAGCTGGTTGGTGTGCCTTTTGAGCCGTCGACATACTCCACCTTAAAGCGCGGAGTAATATCATTGCCCAGCTCGTGGCGGTCTTCCTGAATGGCAATATCGCGGGTGATGGCCACGATGCTGTCGATTTCTTCCGGATGAGCAAAGACCATCATGTGCCAGTGCACGGTGCCGTCATGGTGAGGCTCCACCGTGCGGATGCCATACCAGCGCAGGCCGTCGCGGTTCAGTTTTTTGCGGACCGCCGCAAAAAACGTGTTAACCAGGTAATCGCTGGAGTCGCGCATGGTGGCTCCGTTCCATTTGGGATTCGGATGACCGTTCTCTGTTGTGGCGTGGTATTTTGACGGGCAGGTGACAGTCAGAAACACCGCTTTGTCGCCACGGGCTTCGGCCAGAAGTTCCAGCCCCTTCATGGTGGCCATCATTTCTGCCTTACGGTGAACTGGGTTACTTACTCCCGCGTAATACACTGTCTCGAGATCAATAGTGAACCCGTCTTCGTTTTCCAGCATGAAACTTTTCAGAAAATCGCGTGTTTTCTCGCGCTGTGCGCGAAACTCGCTTAACGCGTCCTGGCTCAGATAGGGCGATGTTTTTCTGGAAACCAGACAGGCGGCGCGGAGTTGTTCTTCTCTCCACTCGCAACGTAACAGCCACAGTTTGCGTTTCCACCATTGCGCACAGGTCAGGCGAAGGATTGCGCCCGGTAACAGTTCCGTATCCGGATCGCTCTTGTTCAGGGCTTCGTAATGTGGCGGCATGATGTGCAGGCATAATGCGATACGGGCCAGCATCCGGTAAGCCTTCAACATTACATCCATGGTCAGCTCGCCATCTCTGGCACCAAAGCCATCGCAGAGTGTTTCGAAGGTGCTGCTGAACATCGCCGCCGTCATGGTGGCCAGCGTCTGTATCTGGTGCTTGTTGAGCTGCGGCAGGTAAAGCAAATCGTCCAGGCGTTCACGCCCGGCAAGGGAGCGATAACCCGGTGTCAGCCAGCGTCCGTCAGTGCGATCCAGACGTTCGAATATTTTGCGCAGGGTTCCGCGTGCATAGCGTTCAGCCTGCCAGCTCTTTTTGCCTTTCTGACGATCGGCTTCCTGTTTTTTGCGCAGGAAGGAGAGGTGGCGAATAAGCGGATCGCGCAGATAGGACGGCAGCAGGCGCAGCGAGGCCATGGCTTCATCCACCGCGCCGCGTGCCTGTTTTCTGGCGTCTCCTGCCAGTGTGATGGTTTTGTCCTGTTTTTCCTGTGCGTCCAGGCTTTTATTAATCAGGTTGCCCAGCGGCGTGGCGGAGAACGCCGCATCAGCCATTTCCTGGCAGCGCTCGTTCTCTGCCCGGTAGGCATCCAGCCAGGAGGAAAGCGCGGATTCAGGAGTGGGGATCTCCGTTCCTTCACGCCCCACTGCGTGGCGCGGTTGTTGCCAGTCCCTGATGTACTCTGCCGTCATAGTGATTTACTTCGTCATGCCATTCAGGGTGTCGCGGCAGACGGCAGCCAGCCGCTGAATTTCCAGCACGGTGTCTTCTGTGTCGGCATGGCGATGTGTGATGCGGATGCTGTCGGCAATCACATCGACGATTGCAGAGGATGGGCGCTGGTAAATGCCAATAACGGACGGGGTGCCACCTTCAATGCGGTAAAGCCTGTAATTTCCCTCGTGGCTGTCAATCATGTAGCGACCATCAATAACAATCTTTCCGTCAGCGAGCTGCGGTACAGGCAGGGATTTCAGGTACATGTCATAACGATCACGCACGCGAGCGGCAAGATCACGTTCTGTGTTGAGCAGGTATTCAAGAAAGTCGTTGGCGAGAATCATTGCTGCAATCCTCTTGTTACAGATGTGCGAAGGCCTCCCGCCGCAAAGTGCAGGAAAGGCCTGGAACAGGAATTAATGGAGTTTGTTTTGCTGCTCGATGAGCTGCTGAAGCTCGCGCAGATCATCCGCCAGATAGCTGAAAACAGAGGCGGAATAAATGTTTGATAGTGCGTGGCTGCGCTCATGCAGCATATTGATGTGCATGATTTGCGCGACGCGTGATGCGCGGGAAAGTCTGCGGTTGATTTCAGTCTGGATGTGACGACGCTCCGCGATAGCGCGGTGCTGTTTGCGGTCTGCCATGGTGTGGCCTCTTTGCTCGGTGATAGAAATAACTCACCATCCAGAGTTGAGAATCTCGGGGTGGCGAGACGTACAGGGTTCTCAACACCGGAGAGCAAAGAATCCGGCCCGACCGAAGTCGGCCCCGTACGCCCCGCCATAATTCTGACGCGAAAAAGACGTGGCAATACAGTACGCACAAAAAAACCGCTTGCGCGGTTATGCGCTTTGCTCTGTATCGGGTTGAGAATCCCGGCACCCGTTTTATGAGGTGCAGCGGAAATGTAACCTGACCGATTGAGGCATGGCAAGCGGTTTTTTTGTGTGTGCATGTTCTGGTTTCTTACTGGTTCAGAAAAAAATCAAAAACCTTGTCAATGCGTTGCAGCAGCTCTTGCTGTATTGCTTCCGGCGTTTCCGGTTCGCCCGGCGACTCCAATGTCGCGCAGAAATCAGCGATTTCATGATGGAGCGTCAGGCGAATGGCAGGAGCCGTGGTTCTGGCGTGCTCCAGCTCATCCAGCAGTGCCAGCACAGCAGACGGCGAGAGCATTGCGCGAAATGCCAGTAATTTTTGAGGCGTTGCCATTCGTTGCAGAGCAAATGCCAGTTCGCGTAGCTTCTGGTGGTTGATGTTGCTCATGTTCTGGCTTCCTTCAGTAGCTGGTTAAACATGTGAGTAAGTGGATTGCTACACCCGAACGGCATCGGGTTTACGTGGTAAGAAGCCTGGCCTCCTGTTTTGCGAGCGCGACCACCTGTGCTGCGGTTTGTTCTGATGACTAAGCCGCCACGCCAAAGTCGGCGTAACTCAGCATTAATGGCTGTGGTTGGAGTATTCAGTGCTGCGGCGATATCTCCGCCGCTACAACCCGGATGAGTAGCGATGTAGTCCAGAATGGTCATCTGCGTGGCTCCTGTACCTGTCGGATAAGATTCACCCGCGCCACGTTGGTGGCGCAGAAGTAAGTGCCGTCAGTGAGGTAGATGTGGTGTGCATCCTTTTCCGAACGATGTTTGTCGATAGTGGTAATCAGGCGTTCGTCGACCTCGTATTCGCGCCCTCTGGAGGTAAAGCGAACGACGGGAAAATGCTTAATTGCCATTGCGCCCCCTTTGTCCAGTAACCCTATGCGTTAAATACGGCACGTTGCGCGTCATCAATGAATACAGCTTGAGAGCGTTCTATCAGGCGGAGATTTGTCAGAAGCTCTGACTCTTTTGTGTGGTAAGGCGTTATCAGGTATTTGCCGTGCAGTTCGGCAATAATGGTGTATTGCAGCATCATTGCTGAACCAAGAATATAAATGCAGCGTCCAATGCTGGACGGATTCATGGCTGCAACTGTTGACTGTGTTTTAAGAGTGTCGATTTCTTTGCTCTGTTCCTCAATAATTTTGGCTGCGTCAGCGGTGATTTTTGCAATGGTCAGTGCGTGAAGTGCTGCCATATGTTGGCTACGCTTCACGGCATCTTTAGCCATTTCATCTTCCGCTTCTGATAATTTTTTTAATGTGTCGATAATGCCTTCTTCTTTTGCGTTCATTTTATATCTCCGTTATTTACGTGTGCGAATACCTCCGCGAATGCGGATAGTTTTCAGGTTTTCGGGTTTAATCTGGTGTTTTGTTTAAGCTGTTATTCGTCAGTGAAAAAGCGTTCAATCTTTTTTACTGAATGAATAATTCGCATAATCCCAATGGCGCAGGCCACCGAAATAATCAGAACAAGCCATGAGATAAATATACTCATGCGATATTCCCCAGCTTATACGGTTCAATATGTTCCCCGCATTCTGCGGCACAGATCAGCTCGGAAAGTTCGTTAAGTGCATCCAGATCATCAGCGTAAAAAGCGACGTCATACAAACTCCGGATTGCCCTGGTCAATGAATCACGGGCTGCACGTTCAGCATGAGCGCCTGATGCACTTAAGCGAAAATAAAATCGTTCAAGTGCTTTATTAATGAGAGTTTTATATTCTTTGCCCATCGCAACGCCCTTTAATCTGCTTTCTGAATTTCAGCTTCTGAATCCATACAAATAATTTCGATATAGGGTTCATCGCCATTAACCTGACGTGCCTTTTCAGCTTCGCTAATGATTTCTCGTACGGTCTGGTACGGAAGCTCCACAGTCAGGCGCGTACCGTTCAGATAAACGTAAGTAGCTGCGTTTTTTTCGGATGGAACAACTCCGTCAATGGCTGATGCGCGTAATAACAGTTCACCGCGAAAATCAATAAAACGGATAAATACACCTTGTGCATGCTCTTTGGTCATAAAGCACCTGTTATAAATCAGCCTGTTTAATAAAACTTTGCCCGCGAAGCAGACGATCAACCGTGCGAAGTGCTTCGTATAATGTGAAATCCTGCCCGAAGTGATTGTCGCCGCAGCTCAATGCAAAAATGCGGTTTCCGGTAAACGGATTGCGCGGGCATTTGTGGACCACGATTCCAGCTTTCTCAATCAGCCAGGCATGCTCGCCGATTTGTTTTACTGGGTAGCCATCCGGCGTTGCATGTGTATCACTCAGGCTGTAGCGGATGTTACTGCGTGATGCACTGGTAGCGAAACGGTTAGCGTGGCGTTCAGCACCATTACGAAAGCGTGAATTACGTTGCTGTTTCATATTCCGACTTGCCTCAATGTGTTGAAGATCTACAGTCCGATGTTTCTTGTAAGTTTAAAAATTACTTCGGCCATAACTTCACTAATTACTCCAGTATCCCGGTTGGCCAGTGCCACTTCCCATGCGGCTTTTGCTCGTGTAGGGTCTAGCCGACCTGATTTTTGTTGTGTAATGATGGAACGTAAATCGTCATATAGTTCTTTTATGGCTGTTTCTTTTGTCTGTGTGAGGTTATCCATGGCAACACCTTCAAATATTGATGTTTTTAATGAAACTGTTGGTAAAACTTTTGCGTTTCTTTATGAGTCATTTCCCCGAAAAGTAACCATTGATGTTTGTGCTTTAACCGGGGTTTCCGCTCCAACGTTTGAAGAGAAGGACCCGGCGGTCAGAAAGCAAAAACATGAAGCTCTTGTTCTTCGTTATTACTCCATTGAGTGGCTTATTGCTGCTGGTTATGTATCTGCCGATGCTGTTCCTTTTGAAAGTTTCGATAAGGCGGTACTTACGGCTAAAGGACTTGAATTATTGAAACTTGATCCAGAGTCACTTAAGCAATCGCTTGGAGATAAACTTGTCGATGCAACCAAGAGTGGGGCGATAGATGCAATAAAAAGCACCGCCTCATCTGCACTTACCACAGGTATCTCCTTTGCTTTTAAACACTTGTTTGGCTAATCGACTGATGCATCCTACATAACGTCCATTTTTGAAGTATCTACGGCGAAACCTCATGTGATGGGGTTCGCTGTTTTGCTGTTGCTTATTCATTTTTTGTGCCTCTATCCGATGAGCCAAATAACAAACGCTATGAGCACCGCACCAATGGTGATCGGAAAAAGACCTCTGGCATAAGCGGCGAGGTAATGAACGTTGAGAACAATAAAGCGTTCTTTTTGTCCTGTTAGCTTGCTAAGCAGATAAATCGCTATTACACCCACTTCTAGGAATACAAGGTCCAAAATGGCGCTGGTGATATTGCTGGTCATTTATGATTAAAGCCCCAGCCACAACAACCATGCATCGCGGCGTTCTTTCGGCTGATCAAAAAACGCTTTGCGCATACCTGCGTTAAATGCTGGCAGATATACCCAGTTTTCTGATGCTCGCGTCTTCACTGAACCTGGTTTCACAAAGTCAATCGTTGGTAACTTTGCAGCGTCAATCATGGTTCTGACGGTTGATTCTTTGCGACCAATCATCTTGGCAAATAGTTGATATGGCACCGCTTCAAGTGGATATGGTGCTACCTGAATGAACCCCTCAAGCTCTGATTCGCTCATTGTGGTAATCTCCTTAATTCGTCCAAATGGCCCAAAATGGCTTATATAGGCTTATTTTGGCTATTTGAATGTTTTGTATTACATGTAACCCAATAGCGTGGAGTTTAGATCACATATGATCCATAAATCAAGCCTTGGAGAAAAACTTCGCCTGATTCGAGAGGCAGAGGGATTGTCACGTAGAGAGATGGAAGAGGTGACAGGGGTATCTCAAAACAATCTCAAAAATTATGAAATATTGGGAAGAATGATACCTGGAGAAACGTTACTCCTGATTTTGAATCATCCTCGTTTTCGGAAGTATTCGGATTGGGTGATGTTTAATCAAACTAATGCTGCGACGGGGCAGATTGCTCCGCCTCTCTCTCTTGATGGCTTCTTCGATTCGGAGGGAGATCAGGTTTCAACCGAAACAAGCCAAAAATCACCCCGCTAAGGCCAGAAAACTGGTTAGACCTGCTCTTTGTCTGGTCTGATTATTGCTGGAAAGAGGCTGGAGAAATTGTAGAGCGGTTCATTGGAGGGCTTCGCAATGTCAATTAAGAAGCTCGAAGATGGTCGTTATTTGCTGGACATCAGGCCGAACGGACGCAAGGGAAAGCGCGTGCGTAAGGTATTTGACAAAAAATCGGTAGCGGTGGCCACTGAACGCTACATCATGGCGAACGCTGAAAAGCGGGAATATATACAGGGCTACCGTGATCGCCGAACGCTAAATGATTTGCTTGAGTTGTGGTGGATGTATCACGGTCAACACAGGCGTAAGGCGGAAGAAGACCGAAAACAACTGCGCAACATAATCAATGAGCTTGGCGCTGATATGCAGGCTGTGGATCTTGATAAGCTGAAAATTATCGCGTGGCGTTCTCAAAAGATAGCTGATGGATTGAAACCGTCATCTGCTAACAGGTACATGAATCGGTTATCCGGAATGTTTACCGTGCTGAAAAAAATAGGTCTTTGGGATGCAGAACATCCGGTAAGGGGAATTTCTATTCTTTATGTATCTCCACGAGAAATGGCGTTCCTGTCACAGAAGGAAGTTGCGTTATTGCTCGATACATTGGAGGGCGATTACTGGCGTGTTGCTCTTTTGTGTTTAAGCACAGGAGCGCGCTGGAGTGAAGCCTGTAAGCTCCGTGGTGAACAGATAGTTCATAACCGAGTGACGTTTCTTGAAACCAAAAATGGCCGAAAGAGAACAGTGCCAATTTCGCAGGCAGTTTGTGAGGCGATCAAAACCAGAGAAACAGGCAGCTTGTTTGAGGTGAAGTACCGGGAATTCTGTCTGGCGCTGAAAAGAGTTAAGCCCGATTTGCCAAAAGGCCAGGCTGCACATGTGCTGCGGCATACGTTCGCCAGCCATTTTGTGATGAACGGAGGAAACATTATTGCGCTTCAGAAGATTCTTGGCCACGCAACCATTCAGCAAACAATGGCATATGCACATTTTGCACCGGATTACCTGCAGGATGCGGTGGCCCTTAATCCGCTGAAAGGTGGCGTAAGTGTCCACGCAGTGTCCACGGGGGATTAA